TCGTTCCATTCGTTCCATCCTTCACTGGTCTTAGCACCGCCTTTGGGGGTACCGCGAATCCAATCTGCAAATTTTGTGCATGACCAATATGTACTACGCATAAATTTCTTCTTTTAGATATCTAATTAATTCTTTATCAGTAGGTTGGACAGAGTAGTTATGTTTGAAGAATATCTCATAACTGTCACTGCCATATTTACCGATGCCATACAACATTGTAGCATCATTTCCGTCCCAAGTCAAGAAATCTTCGCTCATTTTCATTAAACGCTTGTATCGGATATTTACCATGCCCAGGGGTTCGATGATACTTTTGATAAATTCCTCTTCGGAATTCAGCAGTGCATAGGGAGTAGGAAACCAGTAGAGAAATTCTGGCAAGGTCATTTTAACTGGTTTTCTACCAGTTTGGTTAAGCATGATTACACCTACCATGTGTTGCCATGCACCATTGATTTGTTGTTGTACCATTAAATCATCGCGTAATGGTTCAAAAAACATATTATTCTTTCTTCAAAAATGGTTTTAAATTAGGAGGAACCCAACCGATTGGTTTGAGAACCTTACCGTCATCGCGCTTACGCACTTTGCCAGTTTCTTTATCTACCTTAGCAAAGTTAGTACTCATAACTTCTTTCCAACCACCCTCTGGATCGGCGCCCATAGAGTGCATAGCCCCAATACAAACAACAACAATGTCTAACAATGCATCAAACTGTTCTTGTTCATCGTTATTGGCAATTGCCACTAGTAGTTCTTTGAACTCTTCTTCAACTAAATTCAAGTACATATTGTACTGTGATTCATTCATTGTGTCAACTGATTGATCACATGCCTTCATAAATTTATATTGATCTTTAAAAGGATTTGCCATGTTATTCTACAATCATTAATTGTTTTTCGTTATAAATGTGTAATGCTCCCGCCACTTCGGGTGTAGTACATTCTACGACAACTCTACGTTCTCCAGCAAGTGTATCAAATACACTTACAACAACACCTGGCCATTTGTAGCCACTGACTTTTTCTACTTTATCACCTACTGCCAATAATGCCATTTTATCTTCCTGTTTTTGATTTAACTACTGACGGACCATCGCTGATAAAATCAATACCAGCCATTTTTCCTTCATACATTCTGCCGTTCCATATCATATTTAATTTTACAGATTTATTGAGTACAACTGTTAGGTTTTGTTTTTCTCTAAAATCAAATACTTCTGCTTCAACAGATTTATTACCTTTTTCTTGTTTAATGATACACTTGTCACCAACTCTAGATATTTCCATTTGATTTCCCCCATTTCAAATAAAACTCAGATAATTTTTTCATTTCTAATTCTGCAACAATAGCGTACTTCCAGCCCATACTATATTGGTCAATCTCTCGATGCCATGAAGGTGTTTCTACGGAATTCTCCATAACAAACTTGCCTTGATCACTTATTTGCCAGTCGTATAATGATTGTCCTGCCCATAAGTCTGGATCTTCAACATCACTCATTCTAAAAGTATATACAACAACTTTATGAATTTCTTCAACTAGTTGGTGTCCATCTTTTTGTACAACTTTGAATCTTACTGAGCCCATGATAAGTGAAATAGTGTTATAAACTTTTCAGCATCTCGGCGATGTTTGAAATCCCAAATATCCCAAGCCTTGCGTTCACAGTTAGGCCAGGATTTTAATTGTGAGTCAGTCCATTCCACAGATTCGTCTAAATGACTAGTATGGTATGTATTTGGTTCTCTGTCCTCAACTAACTGTAGGCGCCACCAATAGTTAGGACCGTTTCCACGTCTATGTAATGTTGGTTTAATTATAGTAGATTGATTATCTTGCCAAGCTCGCATAACTTTATCCAGTCTATCCATGGCCTGCATCATGGAAACTTTTTTTGAAGTTTCCATTAAATTTTCTTTTTGCGTGACTGGTATTTATTTCTACTTCTGGGTTTAGTACCAGTTGGTTGATAAATGACATCAGTCCTGCTAGCATCAATCCTATCTTGAAGAGCCGCATGTATAACATCTGGACTTGGTCCGTCTTCTTCAGAAAGTGGGTCAGTATCAAGCCGTGGGCTATCATCGAATACAAATCCAACTGTACTTACAAACTTGATAGTAGATTCTATGTTACCTAATTCTCGCAAAGACCCAACCGGACCTAGTTCGTCTTGACTCATATTTTCCCATGTTCGAATTTCAAGCAACGATTCTATATGTGAAGGAATTTCAATAACATAATGAGGACCAGCTGTATACCCCGAATCACTAAGGTCAAGAATTTTAATAACCTTACCTTGGGCAGGTTTTACATTGCTTCGATTAATTCCGTATATCCATACGGTGTCACCTACATTATATTTTTTCTTAACTGTCATAATATTAGGCCGCAGCCTTTTCCTTACCTTGTGTCTCGAGTAAGTCTTTTACAAATTTAATAGCTTTGCTATCTCTGTCGTAAACATACTCTTGATCTTCATCATCCTGAGATCTAAGAGTGACTATAACGCCATTCTTGACCTTACGAATTTCTATACTTTCGAATACCATGGGAAAGTTCCTTTCTGTTATTTTGGAACTGATAGATTGTAGTTAAAATGGAAAATACCAATGTGTGCTACTTCTCTGCTCAATTCTTGATCGCACCAAATTTCATATCCTGCTTTTTGTGCTTGTTGACAAAAGAAAATATCCTCACCAATTTCAAGATTAAGTTCAGGAACATATTCTTGTAGGTAGTGCGGCTGAGGAATTTTTTCATACACTTCACGCTTACACAACACCATGCCATGTGGCAACACATCAATAAGTTCCATTGCTGGACTGTTGTCTGTAGTTTGGAATTCTGTAAACTGACCACTCTTTCCCATCATGCCTGTAAAGTTAGGATTAGGGAAACGACGACGACGATAGTTAGCACCCACAATTGGTTTGTTACGTGCCAACATTCGCATTGGGGCATCAATTGGGAATTTCATATCACTATCAACCCACCAAATGTAATCAAAATCTGATTTCAAAAAGATATCAACTAGATTACGTCTAGCAATAGTGATAACACTACCAATATTAAAGGCACAATTAATTTTAATTCCGTTAGCCACCATGTTGGCACAGGCCATGGCCAAGTGCTGTGCAAATTCAGCATTAACCATTTCCATTGCTGGAACTGCCACCATAACACTGGGTCGTCTTCCGCCTTGTTGTACAGCACCCTGTGCCGTGGCCGCGGGAGCAGTAGGTTTAGCCATCGGAGGACGGCTTGGAATGTTTAGTTTAGATTTTTTCATTTTTTACCTTTTAATAATCTACGTCTAGTTGAAGTGCTTCCTTGATCACTTCAAACAGTTCTTCTTGAGACGAGCAAAGGACCTTGCAGGTCTTCCAATCATTGTCATTATCGCGTCCACCAACTTCAATCATGAAGCCGTTGTCATAACGATTCACAGTAAACGATTCGTTTACTTTTGCCAGTTTGCCTAATTGTTTTGCCATTTTATCTTTCCTTTACCTTGGTGCGAATTCTTGCTGTAGTTTAATATTATCAAAAAACTCTTTCTTGGCACCTGGATCAGTTTTAAACGATCCTGTGAGTACTGTAGTTTGTGTCAGGCTAGAGTGTGCCATAATGCCACGGTTCTCACAGCATCCATGTACTGCTTGAATATAGACTGCTACATTTTCGCTATCAGTTGCCTTACTAATTTCTCTAGCAATGTCATTACACAGTTCTTCTTGTAATGTGCCACGACGAGCACACCACTGAGCAATGCGAGTGTACTTAGAGAGACCAATGAGTTTATTAGCGGCAATAATACCAATATAAGCAACGCCAGATACTGGTTGGTGATGATGTGAACACATACTACGAAGCTCAGAACGAACCACAAGCATACCCTCATACCGGTCTGCCGAATCATTTGGAAATGATGTTGCGTCTGGTGCTTGTTCATATCTACCTGCCATTATTTCATTGTAATACATTTTAGCAAGGCGGCGTGCTGTGCCTCGACTATTAGGATCGTTTTCTCGATCAATGAGCAAACGATCAAGTACCAGTTCAAATGCTTCTGTAGCTTCTTCAATTAGTTTTGCTTTATCTTGTTCACTGACATAGTCGCTAATGTTGTCGCCTGCCCAAAAACGTTTACCTTCACGTTTCATTTTAAAACGAAGATAGTCGCCAAGATAGCCTTCTTCATACCCGCCATCGCCTGCCATGGCGTCCAAGCCTGTTTCATTTTTATAAGTTCTAGGTTCAGTCATTATTACTCCATTCATTTATAATACAATATTATTTAGGTTCTGTCAAGCGGAGCATGGTATTTTTCTTAACTGCGGCATCCAAAATATTTAATGGTACACCTTGTTGTTCAGCAAACTTTAACAATGCGCTGGTATCTTTGGGGAAACAAGCTCCACCAAACCCTAGTTGACCATCTGGTCCTGGAACCATCATGTGGCTGTTGCCAATGCGTTTGTCTGCCTTGATCATGTGGGCAATTTTATTATAATCCAATCCGCATTTATCGGCCAGCTGTTTTAGTTCGTTCATGAAGATAACTTTGGTACTCATAAAACAGTTAATAGCGTACTTAGCCAAACTGGCCTCACCAATAGTACAATATGATACATGATTTAAATCTTGTTGTCCCAGTCTAATCAGACGTTCAGCTTCGCGTTTGTATGCCATGACTCGCCCACCAATAATAGCAAATGATCCGGTAGCATAATCTTTAACAGCATTGGCCGCAGTCAAAAACTCCGGGGCATGAACTAGATTGGGATATTTTAAATTTAATTGTTCATAAACATCTGGCGGCGCTGTACACTTGCTGATAACAACCCCGTGATAACTCATGCGTGATAATTTTTCTAAAACATCTTCTAGTATGCTAACATCGCAGGTGCCGTCATCATCTTGCGGAGTTGGTACACAGACAAATACACCATCACAATTTTCTAAATCTTTGTATGAGTGATGGCTTTTTTTTGGGTCATTGTCAATCAATCGTAGACTACATTTAATGTCCATTGCTTCTTTGATAGCATTGCCTACAAATCCCAATCCAATAATTCCAATCGTAGCTTCGTGTGGAAAATTATACGAAGCTCCGCCCAATGTGCCGGGCATCTTCATGGTGACTGATTGTGGTGAGGTTAACGATTGGATTTGCGCGGTGGTCAATGCGCCAAGTGTGCCGAGTGTGCCGAGTGTGCCGAGTGTGCCGATATTTAAATTTCCGTGACTATTAGTCATTAGTTAATCCCATAAAAATATATTCTTTTTCTGACATATTGGCAACAGGTTTCAACCAACCGTTGGCGTAACATAGTTGTATGACCTTCATATATTCTCTAGGGCAGTTGGCTGAAATTTCAAAACCTGCACGCTGGTATAAAACAAATTTATCTGGAATTTGAAAATGTTTGTCACCAGGTCGGATAGTTCGAATTTTAGATTTGTCTGTTGTAAAATTAATGTCCATACACTATATTAACATAGCGCATGGAAAATGTCAACGGTGTATCCAGTCTTTTGATTGAAAAGGTTTAGACACTTGACTACGACTTAGGTAATATATACATCGTTTTTTAATACGTCTACACACCCGATGGTCACTGTCCCAATTAAATGCTTTGAGGTAATAACGCCATGTATCATAACATCTGCGTTTGCCTCGTTGTGGTTCATCAAAGTATTTGACGATTTGATTCATATCTCCATTAAATTTTTCATTCAATTCACAGGCCATATTAAATGCATAAGCATCTATTTCGTCAGGGTCTCCCAAGTACTCTTGTTCTACTCTCTGTTTGGTACTTTCAGCTGTGCTGTTGTATCCAGGTAAATTTTTAAATTTACGCTTACGTGCTTGCCTCATATGAATTACTTCGTGAAGAATAACGTCTGCTATGCGGCCACATAATCGGTTAAATCTACGAGCGGTTATACAAATTTGACTGTCTTTTGTACTGTAAGCCATGCACAGCTCTATACTTTTTTGACGATTTTTGTCATAATCGGTATGATACATTCCGCCAACAAAAATATAAGTGGGAGTTACCTGCGGTTCTTTACTTTTACGGCTTCGAATAGGCATCCATTTTTTAATATGCCTTGTAAGTATAGTGTGAAATCTGTCTAAAGATAATGGTTGGTTGACAACTTCATCTTTAACAAGGAGGATCATAGATGTGATAGATTCCCTATCCCAGGCACCCCAATCGTATTTTGATACCGATTTAGACATGAAGTCTCCTAATAACTGTACATATTTATAATTGTACAGTTATTCCCAATTTTCTCCTGTCCTAGAATTGTATTTTTTTGCCGGATCGTAGCGAGCAAATTGCTCATAATAGTGCGGCTCATCAGGCAATACCCGTTTTCCGGTAAAATATTCACCAATATGGTTAATCAAATTTTTACCGTTTGAATTCTTCAAATGCCCGCTTCTCAGCCCCAATTCCATAAACAATGCTTTACCAACCATGCCTTCATTGAAGTTAATATCTCCCCAATTGGTTTGCGGGAAGTTCTTTTTATAAAATGCGCTGTAGGGGAATTTAACACGTTCTAGGCTATATAAACTGGCCATGGGACTAAAATCAACTTTTTCAAACTCGTATCTATAGTTTTGAAAAATACGGTCGTTGTCTTTAGCGCTGGTTTCTGCTTCGTTTCCGTACCACTTTTGGCGTTTAAGCACAATTTGGCTGAGGCTGGGATCTTGTTGTAAAAGAGACACAAGATCCAACACTTTAATTGGCTCAAGTATTTCTACGTCATCTTCTTGATGCCATACGTAGTCATAGTTTCGGTCTCGTATCAAGTCCCAAAATTCAGTCCATGTAACACTCAGTCCACGGTTTTCGCGGTGTAGGTATACTTGATCGTAGCCAAATTTACGCACCAATTTGTCAATGAATAAATCATCCCTGCCCATGGGATAGTCGTCAATGAATACACTATCAACTTCACACCCTTCCCAATTTAGGTATTGCTGGGATTTTAGTGTTCGAGTTAGATATTCAATCCGATTTGTGGAAAAGATTACTCGGCAGATTTTCATCCGTAGTGTGCTGTGTTAAAAAAGAATGTTTGGAATAAACGCCCATTTTCAAGATTATCACCAAAGTAGTCCAAACTGGCATGGAACATGTTGCCTCGATAAATTACCAGTCTATTGTATTTGTTACCAATAGTGTCAAACAAATCCCATTTGGTGTAATCATATCCTTCATAATCCTGTGTGGATTTTTCATGTTCACCTGATGCTTTATGTCTGAACAATCCTGTTCCGCCAGTGTGTGGAGCATCGGGAGTTAGATAACAAACGCCAGCCCACATATTGTTGTAGTCAGTGTGTATCCAGGTACGGTCATTGGCAGTGGCTATTTGAAATGCGCCGGTATATCCGCTGTCCTCTAACCAGTTGGTAACTCCGCCAGCAAACCACATGACGTGATTGATCGCATCTTTAATGTCATGTGATAGATAGGGAGCAGTCCTTGCTCCAGGAAAATTTCCTCTAACTTCAAACGGTTGCTGTAACGCATAGCCTCGTACAGTATCCGGGCTAGAGTAGAAATCATCAATTATAATTACACTTGTTTTCATGGCTTGTAAAAATTTAGGTCTTCTAGGTTTTTAAAATATTCGTCAAATCTGTCATGTACTACTTGGTCGCTACAGTTGTTAACAGCCCATGCTCTGCAGGCTTTTTTGTCAATTCTATCAATATTGTTGATGGCAAATATAATGTCTCTAAATGTACGGCAACGGAATCCTGTAAACCCATGTTGTACTGTTTCAGTAAATCCACCCCAATCAGTGGTAATGGCAGGGGTACCGCTCATAAATCCTTCTACAACCATGTTACCAAATGGCTCAACATAATAAGTTGGTCCAATAACAGCCTGTGCTTTACTCATTAATTGCTTACGCTGTTCAGCGTCGCAAAGGCCAACTAGTGTGACATGACTGGGCACTTCGCCTGGTGGATATCCAAGTGAAGTTAAATCTCCAGGGCCGGCAATGATTAATTTTTTGCCAGTGGCTTCAGTGGCCTGTATAGCAAGGTGAACACCTTTGGTTTCTATCACACGACCAAAATATAAAAAGTAATCATCTTTATCTTCAGTGAATTCAAATTCTTCTGGAGTGATGGCATTGTAGATAACACCGTCCCACCAATTTGGTGACATTAACATTCCACGCTCTCCGTAGAACATGTGCATGTGTGCGTAACTGGTAAACACTCTAAAGTCCGCAAACACTGTATGAGTGGCGTATCCAATGCTGGGCTCTACAATTTTTAAATCACTGTTGGCTTCAGCCGCACCCTTATTGGCAATGCCGTACATACACACCACCATGTCTCCTGGTTGTTTACGAGCGGCAATTTCTTTACCAGCACGGTCATTGTAGACTACGACATTTACTTCAAGATTTTCATTTATAATGTCTAAACATTGAACAGTCTCGCAGTCAACTTCAGTTCCAGGGACACTGTAGTGGATACACTTCCAACCTTTTTTGGTCATGTAGTGTATAAATTTCCATGTGCTAATAGCAAACGGATCCATTCTGTTATTGAGGTTAACAGGACCATAGGGGTTTGATAAGATGTGTAATGTTGTCATATATCTTAATTATACTTTGTACGCAGTCAGGCCAAAAAAATAGGACACTCAAGTGTCCTATTCTCACATGGTAGGTCCGTTGCCGTTCCTAAACCCTGTTTCGCCACCTTCATCATGAATGCGTTTGATAACGTCTTCAAACAAGATTGGCGCAAAGTCTGGAGTTTGTTCTACACAGACACAATGGTAACGAACATCGTTCTCATCACTGTATAAAATTTCACCAGTTCTAGCATCTACTCCGCGAGCCTTTTTCACACGATTTGCGTGTAAATGTCCGTGAATGTTGACACCAAACCGACCTAAACTTGCTTCGTGTAAAGGAATATGACTCAAAATCATTCCGTCCATTACATGATAAGCTCTTAACTCACGGAAGTATTGTCTAAATTCGTCATCACGGAAAATGTCGTGGTTGCCACGGATCAAGACCTTGTCTCCGTTCAAGCGAGCCAATGTGGGCAATGCTCTGCGGTTAATAACCACATCGCCCAAATGGTAAACCTTATCCTCAGGACGAACACGTCCGTTCCAAGCCTTGACCATGGCTTCGTCCATTTCTTCTGGACTATCCCACGGCCTCAACTTTGTGACACCATCATTGCGAGTGAATTTACATACGCCCATGTGTCCAAAGTGAGTATCGCTAACTAAAAATACACTAGGCATCATTCACTCCTTTCTTTTTTAACTCGACCAATACGGTCTTTTTTATTCCAATCATATGCCACTCCGTCTGGGCATACTCCACCTTTAACACTGTCAACTCCAAACATGCCACATACTTCGAAGTCCGATCCTTTGATAGTCACAAACTCATTCATGTGCTTGGCAAGGTTCATTGCTTCAGCCAGTGTTAAAACTTTGAATGTTTCTTCTTTTCCAATTACTTTGTACATGCTGTAATTGTACAGCCAAAACGCCAATTTGTCAATAAACTTCTTTTGTAATTGTATATTCTTCAATGGGCCATTTGGCCTTGAACTCATCTGTCTTTACATATTCATTGTATGCTTTAGCATCAAAGAATACTTTGGTAAATTCTGTCTTGTAACTACCTTTTTTGGTTATTGTAAGATAAACGGATTTAGCTGTGCCTGCCATTGAATGCCTTTCTTTGTTTATTGAAATATTAAGTTAACAAAAGTTTAGTGAACTGATTCTTTCGCATCTACTTCACATTCTACTACCCAGTTATTAAACTCAGTAAATTTATTTACTTCAACGCCTAGTCCTACAGCTTCATGTACAAAATGTTTTAACAACGCATTGTACAGTTCATCAGGCATGGTTTCTTTACTAAATTGAATTTTCATATATCACCTTCATAATTTTTAGGAACAATCAACCCAGAGTCAAGCGTCACACCGTTGATAGTGTGAGGCTCGTTCTCATCATAAGTCCAACCCAAAGCCTTCATCATGCGATGCTTGACCAACAAGTTAGGACTACGAAATACCTCAGTATCGTCAAAGCCCAGCATCACACCAACTTCGCATACCGCACCGCTACGGCAGACGCCTGCCACACAGTGAACAACAACATTCATTCTTTTTTCAAGAGCATGTTGTAGCAAGCCAACTAACTCTGCGGCTTGCTCACGGCTACACCGCATTGCTTCTTCTAGGACTTCGTCCTTTTCTTCAACATCAAGGAACTCAAACTGATGAGTCTCTTTGAACTTGTGCATGGGAGTAGGGAAGGGCATTGCTGGATCAACAATTTGAATCAGCATACTATTCTCGCCAGCATTGTGATGACGACCTTTTGGGATATCGCCTAGAGATACATTTTCAATCCATGGCATAATTTTAACCTTTATAAAAAACTACGCCCCGTCTGTTCCGGGGTGTCACCACTAAGAGTTGTACTGTTACTTGCCCTAGGGGTTAGGCGCCTACCCTAGCGACTCATACTGAGGTTTGTGGGTTGCTCGCTGTACTTACATTAATGACCAAACTTTACCGCCAGCATCACGATAGTAGTCATCGTTAGCATTGACAGCAGTTTCTTCATTGTCTACTGGATCCTTAACAAACCACTGTGCGTTACCTGCATTTTGGTAAGCATAAATTGTGCCAACTGTAGCAACAACCGCTGGTGTATTGGTAGTAACTGTGGTAGTCACTGTAGACGTTTCAATTCCATCATCAAAATCATCATAAACAATCACGTCATTACTCCTTCGAACAAGTGCTACAATCAGAATCAAAAATATCAGAATAAAAATAATACTGAGCATAATATACATTTTAAATAATCCCAAACAAAATAATTAACAAAACAAAAATAACAAGTCCGCCTAAAACATAGCCAAAGATTTCACCAGCGCTTGGACCAGGCTTTTCAACATAAACGACTTGCGGTTGTTGTACTGGTTGTGCGCCAGCATCGGCAGGAGCAGGTTGTGCTACCATAGGTCCGTTTTGCATAGGAACAAATTGTCCGTTTACATAGGTTCCAACCTGATAGCCTTGTTGGTTAACTACAGCACCGTTTGGATACAACACAGCATTATTGGCATACATACCAGGACCTGCGTACATTACCGTACCATATGGGTGCATCATACTACCGATAATCAATCCAGTCATTAAACCGTTATTATAGTGATAGCCCATACCCCAACCGCCGTAGTATCCACCTGAGCTAACATAGCGGCTTGAATAAGTACGGCTCACTGTAGTTGTAGTACGAGTTGTGGTTTGTGCGGGCGGAGCGCTAAAACTACCTTTTGTTGCGGTAGGTGGAGCAACTGGTGCTGGGCGGGGAGCAGGAGCACTAAAGCTACCTTTGCCTGCTGAGCTAGGCGCACTAAAACTATGACTACCACCTGAACTGGCGTGTCCACCGCCACCGCCGCCACCGCCAGGTTTGGCATCAACTGTGCCACTTAGGGCAACGCCAAGCATGATTGCTAAAAGTGTTTTCTTCATATATCCTCTATTGATTAACAAATGTTATTGTACACGATTAATGGGGAGAAGTCAATCTCCCCATTAGTTAAAAAGCGTCAAAGTACGAGTAGCTCGATTCTTTAACTTTACTCAAAACAAGTTGAATGCCTTCTGAGTTGGCAAAAACAAACTTACCAGTTTGGCTATCAATCTTCTTGATGTCGCTTGGATCAAACTTGATAGTTTCCCAATCCCAGTCCCCGTCGAGATCATCCTCGTCGTCGTACTCTTTGACTAGCACTTGAACTTGACCTTGAAGTGGATTACCTTTCCATTCAATACGTTCCATTTCGTCAGCTTTGACTTCTTCACCATTACGGATAACCTTCATGGTGAACTTGTTGCCAGCATCAAATTCTGGCTTAACGTTCAACAAACGCAGAGCATCTTCTGGTGCTTCATCGTAACGGTTCATTTCTTCAACAGTGGCCTTAAGCATGTCAAAATTGAACTGAGCAAACAATGCCGCAATTTGGCACAGCTTTTCAGTGTGCTTCTTTAGCTCTGGCTTCAAGTTGTCTGTACAGTATTCTGTAATGAAGTTGGCATCCAGGCCCTTGTAGTCCAGCATGTAAAATAAGCGTCCAGGACGGTTGCGCATGTGTTGATCCACACGCCACTTGTCGTTACAGGTAAGCACAAACAGTTTCTTAGAAGGAAACACGCCGTCCAACAGGGTCAAGGCCTTCTCTTGATCCTCGCTGTCGTAGACCTTTTCAAACTCGTCAAACAGGACCATACATGGCTGTTCAATCATTTGCATAAAGGCATTGAACTTATCACCCACCCACGGTGCGTTGATAACAATACAGGGAATGCCCAAACGCTTGGCTCCCTCAATGGCCAAATTCTTGGCCAATAGCGACTTGCCTGAACCCTTTTCTCCTGCCAGCATGACGCCTGTTGATGCGGTACGGTCCATGAACGTATTCAAAATACGGTCAGTGTTCTTGTCCAGATCACCGTAGCGTTTGCCTTTGATTTCAAACGATTCAATGTGTTCAAGGTACAACGGGCCATCCATGGGCATTTCTTTGACCACATAGTTACCGGCTGGCAACTGCTCGTGTAGATCCATTGCTTCCTTGGTGGAAACTCGAAATGTGTTGCCTGATTTCAAAAAGTATGACATTGTGTAAATCTTTCAATGTAGTGTTTGTATG